TTCTATTAAAACGGATATTATTTCTGGCGGAGATTCCACTACACTCGGTATACTGACCACAGGTAGAAAACTTGCTGGTAATAATAATACTGGAGGATCTGCTATCATTGTGGGTAGAGGAAGTTCCGTTACGAATGCGACTGTGACAACTATTACAGGTGGATCTGGATATGTTACAGATACTTCCGTCGATACTTTCAACGTTATTGGTAGTGGGTCTGGATTGAAACTTAATATTACTGGTATTAATGCTAATACAGGATCAATCACTGGCATTTCTGTTGTTACTACAGGAACAGGTGCCGGTTACAAAGTCGGTGATGTAGTTGGAATTGTAACATCAACTGTTTCTAAACAGACTGGTAAAGAAGCAAGAATAACTGTTGCTGGAGTATCAACTGATGTTGATACATTATATCTTTCCAATATTCAGGGCGAATTTGGTTCTTCTGGTAAGGCATTTACTGTAGGTGCAGGAGTCAGTTACTTTGCAGATAATGGAGTACTAACTGCATTACCATCAACAACTATAACATCTGTCTCTGGAAGTGGTGGAGTCAACTCTGGTAATTATGTAAAAGTTGATCATTTCAATCATGGAATGTATTCTAATACAAACAAAGTAACACTTAGTGATATTCAATCTAGTATTGAACCCACAACATTATCTGCTGCAGTGTCAGTTAGTGAAGTGTCAACAATTAGTGTTGCAAGCACTAGTAACTTTACAACATTCGAAGGTGTCGATGTTAGTGCATCAAATCCTGGATATGTGAAGATTGGCAATGAAATTATTTCTTATACTAGTTTGGGTTCTGGACAACTTCTAATTGCTGCTGACGGAAGATCAATTGATTCTACCATTACAGAACTGCATGATAAAGATTCTATAGTCTATAAATATGAACTTAATGGAATTTCTTTAAGAAGAATTAATAAAACTCACAATGTTGCCGATCCAATTGGATTAGATCATTACCATGTTGCTATTGATGTTTCAACAAATGGTATTGATAGAGATACTGACGGCACACCGACAGGAATGCCACAGCTTAATTTCTCTAATGAGGCATCTACAGGAGGAGCAAATTCTAGTGCATCGGAAAACATTCTATATACTTCCATAATTCCAACATACAATATTATTACTCCCGGATCAACTACATCTGTGACAGGAACTATAAGAACTATTAGTGGAACTAGTGTTAATGGTTCGGAAGGATCTTTTAATGATGAAGGATTCGTTCCTGTTGGAATAAACGTATTAAATAATTTCGTTACTCCAAAATTGCTTTGTTCCAAAATAAATGAAACAACTTATCTTCAAAATCTTCCAAGAAGTAAATCATTTACTACTGGAATAACTTTAAATTCCAATGATGTAAATCTTTCTCCTATGATAAATCTTGACATTGCATCTACAGAATTTAGGTCAAGTCGTTTTGATAAACCAATTTCCGATTATCCATCTGATGGAAGAGTAAATTCTATTTTTGATGATCCACATGCTGCTGTATATGTTTCTAATACTGTAGATTTATCAAATCCGGCAACATCGTTAAAAGTTATTTTAAGTGCATATAGAGACGAGTCCGCAGACTTTAGAGTTCTTTATAACTTAATAAAAGCAGATTCTGGAGAAATTAGTCAGACATTTGAATTATTCCCAGGATATGATAATTTAACATATACTGATGAGGATGGATATGCTGTCATTAATGATGCTAATAATAGTGGATTGCCCGACAGATTTGTTCCTGGAAGCATGAGTAATCAATTCTTAGAGTATGAATTTACTGCAAATGAACTTCCATTGTTCTCGGGATATACGATTAAGATTGTAATGTCTGGAACAAATCAAGCATATCCACCAAGAATTAAAGAATTGAGGACTATAGCAATAAGATGATTAGAGTAGATGGATATCAAAACTTATACCGAGATGAGAAAAGTGGTGCCATAATCAATTGCGATTCTATGGCATACAATCAGTATGTAAGTTCTTTGGAACAAAGAAATCTCCAAAAAAGAGAAATCTCTGAAATGAAAAATGACATTAACGAGATAAAATCTCTTCTCAGAAATTTATTGATGAATTCTGAGAATATAAATATCTAAAGATAAGATAGCATAATTTTTTGAATAATGGCAGTATTTGTATCTAACATCACGATTGAACAAGGTTTCGACTTTGATACTTCTTTTCAGTTAGAAGATACCAGAACAAACACCCCATTGGTTTTAACCGGTGCTGCGACAGAAGGCATGTTGAGAAAAAGTTACACTAGTGCAAGTGCCGTTTCCTTTGCTTCTACAGTCACTGACGATGTTAATGGGATTATTTCAATATCTCTAACATCTTCTCAAACAGTGGCGTTAAAAGCGGGAAGATATGTATATGATGTAAAGATAACTAGTGCCGGAAAAGAATATAAAGCTGTTGAAGGGTCAGCATTAGTAAGAGCCGGAGTCACTAGGTAATGCCAAGCATAAACGATAGAATTGGATCACAAAACGTAATTCGCGTATTATCCAATGCTTCTGCGCCACCATCAAGATTACTCAATCTAACTGACGTTGATTCATCATCTCAGACAGATGGCAATTTATTAATCTGGGATGCCACAGATAATAAATTCTTCATGAGTCGTACTCTTGATTCAACAGAAGGATATGAATTTAGTGGTGGAACAAATTCAGTAGGAATAGTAACATTTTCGGGAAGCACTCAATCAGAATCAACTGTAACTGGTGCAGTAATTGTCAGTGGTGGTTTTGCAGTAGGAAAGAATGTAAATTTTGCTGCCGGATTAAATGTTGTTGGTATTGCAACTTTCTCAAATGAAATTGATATTAATGCTGCCGTTGATATTTTAAGAGGATTAAATGTCTCTGGTATTACGAGTGTAGCATCTCTCAATATAGGTGCTACACAAGTAATCAGTAGTGGAAGAGAACTTCAAAATATTGTTTCTTTAGATGCTACTACCACAGCAACTATTGAAGCAGCAATTGAAGTTGCTCCAAACACATTCACTGATTTAAAGATTAGTGGTGTATCAACTTTCATTGGCATTGCAACATATGCCGCAGGACTTCAAGTCGTTTCTGGCGTATCAACATTTAATGATGCGGTTGATATTAATGCTGGATTAGATGTAGATGGACAAACTGATTTAGATGAAGTAGTAATTGCTGGTGTCACTACATTCAATAATGCTGACGTAGTTTTCCAGGGTGCTGCTGCTGGTCAGAATATAACATTTGATGCTTCTGAAAATGATTTAGAGTTTTCTGATGATGCTAGATTAAAATTTGGAAATAGTGATGATCTTGAGATATTTCATGGAACTGGCAACAATAGTCATATAAAAAATTCTACTAATGATCTTAAAATTCGTAGTGATTCACTCATACTGAAAAGAGCAGATGATAGTGAGGCATATCTTAAAGCTACTGTTAATCAGGATGTAAAATTATATTATAATGGCAATGAGAAATTTGCCACTACTGCTGAAGGTGTCGATGTCACTGGACGCACCGAAACCGATCTCTTAAATGTTTCTGGTGTATCAACATTTGCTGGTCTTATTGATGCCAATAATCGTCTTGATGTAGTCGGTGGTGCTAATCTAGACCAACTAAATGTATCCGGCATTACTACACTCGGTGCTGTCGATATTAATGGCATAATAGACATTGATGGTCAATTAGATGTAGATGAGTTAGTTGTTGCCGGTGTTTCTACTTTTAATTCTGCGGTTGACATTGATGCAGGATTGGATGTTGATGGGCAAACTGACTTAGATGAACTTGTAGTTGCTGGTGTATCTACATTTAGTGCTGCTGTTGATATAAATGCTGGTGGTCAGGCAAATACATTCAAAGTAGAGGATCTTACAGATAATCGTGTAGTAATTGTCGGAACTGGTGGAGAACTTGAAGACGATTCAAATTTTACTTTTGATGGTGCTACATTATCAGTTGGTGTAAAATTAGATGTAGATGGAGATACTCAAGTAGATGACCTTAATGTTGCTGGTGTTGCGACTTTTAGTTCTCTTGTTGATGCAAATAATCGTCTTGATGTTTTTGGTGGTGCTAATTTAGACCAATTAAATGTTGCTGGAATTACTACTCTTGGTGCTGTTGATATCAACGGCATAATAGACATTGACGGGCAGTTAGATGTAGATGAGTTAGTTGTTGCTGGAGTATCTACCTTCAATTCTGCTGTTGATATTAATGCCGGATTGGACATAGATGGTCAATTAGATGCAGATGAACTGGTTGTTGCTGGTGTATCTACATTTAATTCTCTCGTTGATGCAAACAATAGATTAGATGTTGTTGGTGGTGCCAATTTAGACCAATTAAATGTTGCTGGTGTATCTACACTCACAGGTAATGTAACATTTGTTGGAAGTATAAATCAACTTAATGTTACTGGAATTACTAGTGCTACACAATTAGATATTAGTACTGGTGGTATTGATGTTGATGGTCAATCAGATTTAGATGAATTAGTTGTTGCTGGTGTATCCACATTTAGTGCTGCTGTTGATATTAATAGTACATTAGATGTCGATGGTGATACTCAATTAGATGATCTAAATGTTGCCGGTGTTGCCACATTCTCATCACTTGTTGATGCAAACAATCGTCTTGATGTTGTCGGTGGCGCAAATCTAGACCAACTCAATGTTGTCGGTATTGCCACATTTACTACTATTGATGCTAATGGTGGTTTAGATATTGATGGGCAATTGGATGTTGATGAACTGGTTGTTGCCGGTGTTTCTACATTCTTGAATGCTGTAGATATCAATAGCACTCTTGATGTTGATGGTGATACTCAAGTAGATGATCTCAACGTTGCCGGTGTCGCGACCTTCAGTTCTTTAATAGATGCCAACAACAGATTAGATGTTGTTGGTGGTGCAAATCTAGACCAACTCAACATTGCCGGAGTATCAACCTTTGGTAATGTTTCTATTTTTAATGATGATGTAAGAATTACTGCTGGAGGATTGAATGTTGTTGGTGTTGCAACATTCTCTACTAATGTAAATGTTACAGGAACACTTGATGCCGGACTCATCGATGGAGGTACATACTGATGGCAAAACCAGCAAGCAGACAGGAATTAGTTGATTACTCACTGAGGCAGTTGGGAGCTCCAGTATTGGAAATCAATATAGATGATGATCAACTAGATGACTTAGTTGATGATGCTCTTCAATATTTTCAGGAACGTCATTTTGATGGTGTTGAGAGAATGTATCTCAAATATAAACTCACAGAGGATGATATTAACAGAGGAACTGCTCAAGTTGACGGAACTAATACTGTAGGTATTGTAACAACATCCGGAATAACTACTACAGTAAGTGGTATGCCCACAACAACTAATTATTTTTACGAAAATTCTAATTTCATTCAAGTCCCAGATTCAGTCATCGGAATTGAAAAGGTGTTTAGGTTTGATAGTAGCACTATATCAAACGGAATGTTTAATATTAAATATCAGTTATTTTTGAATGATATATATCAGTTCAATTCAATAGAACTTCTTCAATATTCAATGGTTAAAACTTATTTGGAGGATATTGAATTTTTATTGAGCACTGATAAACAAATTAGATTCAATAAAAGACAAAATAGATTATATTTGGATATTGATTGGAAATCGGAAAAGAAAGATACTTTTTTGATTCTTGATTGTTATAGAATTTTAGATCCTAATACATTTACTAATGTATATAATGATAGTTTTTTGAAGAAATATTTAACTGCTCTCATAAAAAAACAATGGGGACAAAATTTATTAAAATTTAGAGGTGCAAAACTTCCAGGTGGATTAGAACTTAACGGAAGAGAATTATATGATGATGCTTTAAGAGAATTAGATGACATAAAGCAAAGAATGTCTTCAGAATATGAACTGCCACCTCTTGATTTAATCGGATAGTTATCATGGTATTAAATTCTTATTTTTTGCAAGGTAGTACTGGTGAGCAATCGCTCATGCAGGATTTGGTTAATGAGCACATACAAATTCATGGCATAGAGGTATACTATCTCCCAAGAAAAATATTTAAAACCGATAATATTATTAAAGAAATTCAATCATCAAAATTTGATGATAGTTTTCTTATAGAAGCATATTTAAATAATATTGATGGTTATACACCAGACAGCGACATAATGACGAAGTTTGGTTTAAGATTAAAAAATGAAGTAAATTTGACAATATCAAGAGAAAGATTCGAGGAGTTTATTGCTCCCTTTCTTGAAGGAATTTCTTCTGGTATTAGAGAGGGTCAAATTACGGAATATACTTTTGGAGATTTAATTACAAGACCAAAAGAAGGAGATTTGATTTATTTTCCTCTTGGAGAAAGATTGTTTGAAATAAAAAGAGTAGAACATGAAAAACCATTCTATCAACTTGGCAAACTTTATACGTATGATTTGAGTTGTGAATTGTTTGAATATGAAAATGAGTTTATTGACACCAGTATTGCCGAAGTTGACAATCAACTGAAAGATGAAGGTTACATCACAACAATTGATCTTGTTGGAGTTGGCGAAACTGCACAGGCAACTGTTGGAGTATCAAGTGGTCGTGTTACTGAGATATTCTTAAATAATGATGGTTCTGGATTTACTTCAGCACCAACAATTACTTTCTCAGATGCACCGCAAGGGGGGCATAAAGCATCTGCGGTTGCCATTACAACTCAGAGATCTAATATTACTTCAATCTTTAGACTTGAAATGACAAATGCTGGTGCTGGATATACAGTGGCACCAATTATTACAATCGCTGGTGGTGGGGGTTCTGGTGCAGCTGCAACATGCTCCATCTCTACCACCTTTGGTGTTCAGCAAGTTTTTGTTGGTGTTGCCGGAACTGGATACTCATTTACTCCAAATGTTAATGTTGCTACTCCTCCATCAGGAATCAACACTGCCGTTCTTAATCCAATATTTACATCTTCTGCTAGTGCTGGTGCCGGAATTAATACAGTAAGAATTCTAAACTCTGGTATTGGATATACATCCGGTCCAATAAGTCTTGAGTTCTCTGGACCTACTTCTGGTATTGGAACTTTCTACTACAACGAAACGATCACGGGTCAAAGTTCTGGAGTCACTGCTATTGTCAAAGACTTTGATTCTGGTGTTCAAGTTTCTACTGCAGGAACCGTAACAGTTATTGGAGAAACCAAACTGAGAGTATCACTTAATACGGGCGAGTTCTTTGAAGGTGAAACTATCGTTGGATCTATATCAACTGCTACATATACTATAAAGACTCATGATCTTGATAGTCATGATCAACCCTCTGATTCCAATGAGGAAATTGAATTGGAAGCAGATTCATTATTAGATTTTAGTGAAAGTAATCCCTTCGGAGAATATTAATGTTAGGAACTTATTATTACCATGAAATAATACGAAAGACAATTATTTCTTTCGGAACTTTGTTTAATAACATTAATATTAAACACAAAAAATCTGATGGAACGATTCTTGATGATATTAAGGTTGGTTTGGCATATGGACCACAACAAAAGTATTTGGCAAAAATTCAAGAACAGGCAGAGTTATCAAAATCAATTGCCATAACTTTGCCAAGAATGTCATTTGAGATGACAAATATTCAATATGATCCTACAAGAAAATCGGGAATAACACAAACATTCAAGGCATCAGATGGGACAAATTTGAAAAAAGTTTTTATGCCTGTTCCTTATAACATTGGATTTGAGTTAAGTGTTTTTAGCAAATTGAATGATGATGCCCTACAAATTATTGAACAGATACTTCCATTTTTTCAACCATCATTTAATTTAACAGTAGATCTAGTAAGTTCTATTGGAGAAAAAAGAGACATACCCATAGTGCTAGAAAATATTTCTTTCCAAGATGATTATGAAGGATCTTTTGAGAGTAGAAGAGCATTAATATATACTTTAAGTTTCACTGCAAAAACTTATCTGTTTGGTCCTGTTGCCGAAACCACAGATGGACTTATCAAAAAAGTTATTGTCGATCAACATTCCACTACAAATACTCAAACAGCAAAACGCGAAGTCAGATATACACTTACTCCAGATCCATTAAATGCAGGACCAGATGATGATTTTGGTTTCTCTGAAACCTGGAGTCATCATAGTGATGCCAAAGATCTAAGTCCTACAAGACAAATTGATTTATAATTTGATATGAAAAATAACTATGACAATTTGGATGAAGCACTTAATGTTGAGAGCAGCATTGTTGAGGTAGATAAAACACCCAAATCTCTT